TACTTTTTCCTGCGTCGATTGCGTTCTTTACGCCTATGATAGAAGGCTTGGCGTTCATTTCCAGGACAGTTCGGAAATGATTTATAGAGACCTCTTCATTCGATATGACAGAATAATTAAAGGGAAACGCAGCGAGCGCAGGACAGGCTAAAACGAGGCAAATAAAAGCGATTACAACGATGTTCTTGAGCAAGGTAATAGTAAACTACCCCCATTTTTTTCTTGAGGTCATTCCTATCATCAACATTAGCACCACCAAAACCGAAAAGGCACCAACAAGCAATAACGGATATGCCGCCAGGTTCACGGCTGCAATGCTGGTATCCACAGAAGAGTTATATGCCTGTTCATATTGCGTTCCTGTAAGGTCTACACCCTTATCTGTCGAAGCTAAAGACGACATGCCGAACTGATAAAATAACAGCAATGTCACTGAGAGCACAACGAGAGATAATATTATACTGATTCCTTTACTCATTTCTGTCCACCTTCATCTGCCCAGCCTCCAATGGCTGAAAACTTATTCTTATTATCAAAATAGCCGTTTATATAGCTTATAATAAAGTAAACTGCAAATATCATCATGCAGCAGCCGAAACCGAGAAGTAAATAATGGATCGGCATGGATTGAATAGGAATGTAGCTATACTCAGTTCCTGTACTCTGGATAGCAACCACTTCACCGTTCAGGATCATGTTTGCTGAAATGAAACTTAAGAATGCAGAAATGAACGAAGCGAGTATCATATCCATTGTCGGCGGTTTGTTGATTTTCAAGAGTACGTACAGGATAAGCACAAAATCAGCTACAATAAATATGCTGAATAGATTAAGTGGTATTTCATTCATTATGGCCTCTTCTTTCTTACAGTATAGTATATCAATGCACATATAAATATCATTGCTATCCCTGAAAATCCAGGAGTTGTGACTGTGCCTGCTGTGCGTTCCAATAGAGTGAAGTTCTGTTGTGTATCGTTTGTAACGACCAAAGTCTTTGTGTTATTCCTGTATCCTATTGCTCTGCTTAGAAGCTCTGTTTGTCCTGCCGGAATTGAAATATTATAATACCCCGTTGCATCTGATAATGAGTGTCCCCCGCCTACTAAATCAACTCTTGCATTTTGTAAAGGAACTTCCAGAACATTATAAACATAACCATATATATATACTGCGTTGATGACAGCGTTTATAATCGATTCAGTAACGGTAATTACACTGGATACTATTCTGAATATCAGTAAGCGTCTCTGTGCTCCTTCCGTTACGGTTATACTATCCGCTATGTTCCTGAACGAGTAACGTGTGCGCTGTACTTCTTCTGTTACTGCGATTGTATCGACTGCGTTACGGAATGTATAAAGTGCTCTTCCTGCATTCTCCGTTACAGTAATAATATCTAAAGCCGCCCGTTCATATAATATTCGTACTTGTGCAATTGACCACGAATCAGCAAGTACATTTACGTACGTTATTGTCCCTGCTCCAACCACTTCTTGAAAAACAGATCCGTTAAGTAATGTATAATTGTGGATGCTGTCAATAAACAGCCCGGCAAACCCATTATTCGCTGAGAGGTTCGTCAGGGTTACGTTATTACTGAAATTAAAATAATTTGTGCTCAGGGTATTCAGTGTAACATTTGCGCTTGATACAGGGTATATTGTGAGGTTTCCGCCATCTATGTTGAGGGAATTGGGATAAACAGTTATGTTGCTGAAATTGTAAGTGGTATTGGTGTAATACGTGACGCCGTTGTCTGTTATGAACTTAACGCCGTGGTCAATAGTACCGGCGTAAGCTGATGGGGCTGCAAGCAGCAACAGTAACAGCATCAACGATATTACACTGAATTTCATGGGGTTATGATGCTGCGGGTTTCTTGCCGTTGTCTTTGTCTTTATCTGCTTCGATTTCTTTGATCTCGGCTTCTACTTGCACTTTCGCTTTCTTAAATTCGCCGACTGACGAGCCTAATGCTCTGGCAAATTCGGGCAGTTTTGCCGCCCCGAAGAGCAGCACAGCCACACCTGCAATAAGCAGGATTTCCATTGTTCCTATCATGTTATACCTCGCTGTTCGTTCTCAAGTTCGGTTATGTTGAAGGGCTTTTCGATTGGTGTCAGTTCCTCAACGCCAATCTCTTTTACTTTCTGCACTGTCGCCGCCTGTTTCTCCAATGCTAACAGAGCTTGTGCAAGCTGCTGTTTAGCTGTTTGTAGTCTGTTCAGCTCGTTCTGGATCGTTTCCTGCTGTCGAATTATATCAAATATCTTTGCTTTCAGTTCGAGTATTTTTAGCTCATCCTGTACTGTTATTTCTTTATTTTTCATATTTCACCTATATATTTTTATTTCGTATTGCCATCACAACCCTTGCCAGCTTTTTCAAGAATGCCCTTGCGCTTGCCAAGTCTGTCACATTCGCATCGATATAATTATCCACTTGAGCGTATGTCATGCCCGCTATCGCTGATAATGATAATTCGGTCTGTGCGTTCACGTGCTGCGCCGCTATGTCATCGGGGATTATCGTAGATGTATCACTTTCCGCATCCGCCTGTTGAATTGCAGCCATGACTTTGGCTTTCGTGACCGTGCCGTCTATCTCAACATAATCATAATCCCATACTGTCCTTGTTTTGCTTGTCTGTTCATCCGTCACGGTTTTTTCATTGATGTTGTAGAGTACCTGAGTTTTGCCTCTGGACTTTAGCTGGCTGTCCGGTTTTGTGTCGCTTTGACCTTTTAGTTTCATGATTTTGTTATCTCCTTCATTATTATGTCAGGGTATAATATTTATCAATTTTCTTTATCTGTGTGTAGAATGGGATGTTATCCTTGTATTTATCAAGTTGTTTTGCTAATACTTCTGAACCTGTGAAAACTATATGATTTATATCATCTAATTTAAATTGTATTGTAACATATTGTGTGTCTTTATGATGTTTGCTGTCCTTGATTTTATAGTCGATAATAAGAATATCTTTGTTTAATATCTCATCTATTTTCTTTTTGTCACCTTCGAATGGTTTCGTTTCATCTGCAAAGTCTGAAAAATGTGGATACTCAACCATAAATACCACATCCTAACGGATTATGGATATTGTTTTGTGAACAGGTATCGCTGACAATATGGATTATATCGCTATCGATATACTTATTTTGCAGGTTGTGACAGTCTGCATATTTCATCCATCCGTTGTAACTCATGATACCACTTATAATATTGATTGGAGTTAATCTATGATGTTCTTTTTTTATTTGGTTCATTCGTTGTTTAAACCTGCTCGCTATTGATTTTCTTAATAAGATGTGGTCATGATAAAATTTATAACCTAAAAAATCAATGCCTCTTTTATCCACTGGAAATATCTGCCAGTTGTCTTTTAGTGTTAGATTTAAATTTGATTCTAAATAGTTTGAAATGACATTCCGTAAATTGGATAAGTGATTTTTATCTGAATGCAAGATTACAATATCATCGCAATATCTGAAATAATGTTTACATTCCATCTGCTCTTTCATGTAATGATCTAATCCTGATAAGTATAGATTACCAAAATGCTGGCTTAGGTAATTGCCTATTGGCACGCCGTCTGTCGAATCGATTACCTCATCCAGAAGCCACAATACGTCAGGGTCTTTAATCTTCTGTCTGATAATTGATTTTAAGATGTCGTGGTCGATTGAAGGATAGAATTTACGTACATCCATTTTTAAACAGAATGTTGTGTTATTTTTGTCCTTCAATGCTTCCGTAATGCGATTAACACCTTTATGAATGCCTCTACCTTTCAGGGATGAATAAGTATCAGTTATCAATGTGCTTACCCATATCGGTTCTAAAATATTCATGATGCAATGATGGATAATTCTATCTGGATAATATGGTAATTTGTAAATTTCACGTTCCTTTCCACTATCCCTTTTAATGAATATTTCATATTCCGAGTTTCTGAAGGTCTTGTTTTTTAACATGTCCTGAATTTTAGATAGGTAATACTCCTCGTTCCCGTTCACCATCTGGACTTCCTGATAATGCAATTTACCTTTTCTTGCGTTCCTATGTGCAAGCTTTATATTATCCATGTCCCAGATTTTAGGGTATAGATTACTGTATCTTTTCATCTTTGCTTTATCCTTTTTTTGCCTTGTTATTATCTCAGAGCTTTCGAATCTTTCGACCTACCAGCACTTATGAGATTTCGGTTATGTGTTCTGCCAAGAGGCAAGGTCTCCAATCTGCTCTTTAATTTCGTTTTTCCCTGTTTCTGATAACAAGGTAAGCTGCCTGACAATATTCTGATTCGCATTGCCTGAAGTGTTATTCGCATTCATGTAGAACGCTCCAGTGTTCGCACTGTTATTCGCATTACTGCTCAGTTTCACGACCTGCCAACCTGCTGCCTGAATTGATTGAAAACCTAAACAACTTTTGGTTGTTATTGTAATGTTTTGTTTCATATTTGTTTTAGTTTTTATTGTTCTTATTTATCCTCCATAGATTATAATTAGAAGGCAAGCCGCCCGACAACATCCCGAAACGCATAGCCCGAAGCGCTATACGCAGCCACGAAGAACGCCCCAGCGATCGCACCGTAACTCGCATTACCGCCCAGCAGCACGACCCGCCAACCCGCCGCTTGATAGTAGTAGTCTGTGACTTTGGTTGTACTTGCTGCACCTACTGTTAATGGTAAGAAACCTCTATCCTGTTTCTGTAATGTATTTTGCCATCCATCTGAGTTTATCAGGGTTATACCGAGTGCCGTATAATTCGTTGCAGTATCGTCTGCGAATGGTTGAGTATTGCTGACATAAGGCACATTTGCATTTATATTAATACCATCTACCCATTTCCATAAATGCCCGTACCAGTTCTCAATACCTCTATATGTCATATAAGAGCCAACCACACCGTTACCATTACTCAGATTAAATGTAGTATTACCTTTTGCATTACTTAACCCAGTGTTATTAATTGGATTATAGTCATTATAAGCAGGCCATGCAGCACTCCAATCTGTTAATCCTGCACCAATTACGCTCTGGGAATAAAATGAAGCATACTCAACCAGATAGAGCAACTGAATAGCTGAGATAAGGTCATAATCTTGGTTTCTCCATCCTGTTCCACGATTTAGAGCCACTGCCCTAAAGTTTGCCCTCGTTCCATAATTTATTGGCGCTTTTCCAGAAACTGAACATAGTTTATCTCCTGTGGTTGCTGTCCAGTCTTTTTCAGTAGCAATTACTGTGGCTGCATCCGTTCCATCGGTAACTGCTTCTGCTATGGTTATTTTTGTTGCAGAGACTAAACTTGCAACCGTCTTAGTGCCATTATTCGCTGCTGTTCCTGAAACAACTATTTTATCTCCAACAGTGAGTTTTGAAAATACGCCAGTTCTTGACGCTATTGTTAATGAACTATCTGCATTTGCGAACACACATGATACTGCTGTCTGATAAATGCCGTCTGTATAAATCGAAGCTGATACATCATACAGCACGCCTTCATACGCTGCCATGTACCGATACGGCACGAATACATTATTTTTCATGAAAGCTGGATGCAAAGAGAACCCTGCAAGCGGGACTTGTGATATTTCCCATGTGTGCGAAGTCCCTGAATAAGCATACCTGTAATAAAATGCAGGTATCTCAACCATGACTTGTCCATCTGCGCCTGTCAATACTGCTGCGCCTCCGCCCACTTTCTTAGTCGAGTCAGAAGGGTCAAGATAATACTGTACCACACCCAAATCATTTATTAAACATCTTCGCATAGATGCCTGAATCGGTAACAATGCATTCCCCGGACTTGAGCCTGCTGCCACGCCTACCAATGCGCCGGTTCTTGCGTATGTGTCTGCGCTCTCATCCCATGATACGCCGTAATAAGATGAGGGTATCCCTATTATATTCCCCGATACTTTCAGGCTTCCTGTAATATCCAGAGCATAAGCAGGATTTGTTTTTCCGATGCCCCTAAACCCACTTATGTTATCATAGAACACACCATTATCATTCTCATGTTTCCAGTTAGTCCCATCACAACTAAACATCCCCATCATGCCAGGCCCCAATGTAGCCTTTGTTGCAGCAGCAGCATTCTTAATGACCAGATTCTTAGCCGCCACTGTTCCTGTATTCAGGATAATGAACAGCAAGTTAATACTGGATGCTTCCGCAGGCAGAGTAACAATGCGCTCTACACCGTCTGGATTGAGCCACTGAATCATATTATCCGTGGTCACGAGGGTCTTTGTTCCTGCAAGGGTTTGTGTGTTTATAGACGCTTTCAAGCTGGTCGCTGTAACGAGTGTGCCTGTTATGTTGTCTGCGAGCACACTTGAAGCGGCGACATCTTTTATGGCAAGGGCTGTCAGTCCTGTTATTGCTGCGCCCAAGCCAAGCCGCCTTAAGAACCTGCGTTTATCCGCATCTATGCCTGTATCGATTATGTTGGGGTCTTCTGATTCCATGATGTTGAACTCCTATTAATTATATATACTGTGAGGATACTAATCTCGTATAAAAGTATCAGAGGTGCTGATACTATAAGACATGTAAATATAAGTGGGTCTGGTGTTATGACGGCTGCAAATATGATTATGCTGAGAACCGCATGTTTATGGTACTTTGTGAGGACGTGGTAATCTATGAGGTGCAGGTAGGATAATACGCCGAGCAGAACAGGCAGACAGAATATCAGCCCGAATGTCAGCAGAGAGCAAAGGATAAAAGAAAAATAACTGTCCATTGTAACTGTATTAGCTATTTCAGGCATATAAAACATATTGAGATAATTAAAAACTGATGGGATAAAGACTTTTAAAGCGAATATAAAACCCATAAGTATCAT